TGTCAAACGGCGTGGCGTGGGTAACGAACGTCTCGGATTCAAAGTCCATGCGCCCACAGGCGCCACCATGCGCCGAGAGCGCCGAGAGCGCCGAGGCTACGGCACGCGGGCCGCTCGTTTGGTTCCCGCCATAGACGGCAATCAGCATCCCTGCTTCAGCATCCTGCTGGGTGGCGCTGCCTGCGGCCTTGCCGTTGGAGCACAAAGCGCCGGCCACTGGCACGATCAACTCGTCGCGGCTGTCTCCGCTGCGCTGCCCGTGCCCTGGGCTACCGTTCGTAGCGCCTGCTCTAAGGCAGGGGGCAATGCCCGCCCCCGCGCTTCGGCGCGGCGCAGGATGCCCTTGCAGGCTTTCGCGCTCAAGAAGTACCGCTGCGGCACTGCGCCAGTCTCCAAGACATCCGACAACGAACACACGCTGCCGTCGCTGGGGGACGGCACGCCCGTAGCCGTCCACTCGCACATACTGAGCGTCCAGAACGCGGTAGGCGAACCCATACCCGAGGAAGCCCAGGAGCCCGAGGAAGGCGCCAAAGTCCCGTCCTCCGTTTGATGACAGGACGCCGGGGACGTTCTCCCAAACCAGCCAGCGGGGCCGATACTTTGCAGCAATGGCACCAAAGGTAAGCATGAGCTGGCCACGCGGGTCATCCAGTCCTGCGCGGAGTCCAGCGTTGCTGAATGACTGGCAGGGGGTTCCTCCGCAAAGAAGGTCAATTGATCCATCGGGCCAGTCCTTGAACTTGGTCATGTCGCCCAGGTTGGGCACGGTCGGGTAGTGGTGCGCCAGCACGGCGCTGGGGAAGGCTTCAATCTCAGCCAGGCCCCACGCCCTCCAGCCCAGCGGGTGCCACGCCACGCTGGCGGCTTCGATGCCGCTGCAGACCGAGAGGAAGTTCATTCTTCGCTCCACTGCGGCAGCCTGGCGGGCCACAGCCTCAGGCGGTTGATCTGTTCCCTGGTGGCGTGGCCGGCTTGGGCCTCCCACTCGCGGCGCTCTTGCTTCGGCAGCACCCGGGCCGTGCCGATGTCGTGATGGCACTGCGCGCAGCCGGGCCAGCCCAGGCGGCAATCGCTCTTGATGCCGGCGCCCTTGCCCTCGTCGGCGTGGCAGAACTGCGAGCGCGGCGGCTTCCCGCAGCGGTAGCAGGCCAGCCCACGGACGGCACGCATGTAGCCCTGATGCTGCACCGGCTCGGCCTTCGGGACCGCCACCGACAGCCTGGCCGTGCCGTAGCTGATCCGCTCGGCCATCTCGCGCGGGATCGGCACCAGCGGCGCGCGGGCTGGCGCGTAGACCTTGCGGGCGAAGCCGGTGCGCTTCATGGTCAGGCGGCGGCGCGGGTCTTGCGGCCGCGGCGGCCGGTGGCCTTCTCGATGGCGGCGGCGGCGCCCGCTTCGAACTCAGCCGCGTCGCCACCGGCGTCCGTCTCGCCGCCTTCGCTGTCGGCGCCCGGCTCGGGCCAGTCCGCATCGTCACTGCTGCCGGCGCCTGGCGCTGCATCGTCGGTGCCGAAGTCTCCCGCGTGCTGGTCGCTGGTGCCGTCGAACAGGTCCGCCTCGGGGTGGTCGGCCTTGAATGCCTCGGTGGTGCCATCGATGATCGGCGCGCCTTGGGCGATCACGGGCGCGGTCAGGCTGATGTCGACTTCCTGGCCAAGCTTGGCGCACAGCAGACCAGCCTCGGTGGCGTCGATGTCGTTGCTGCCGACACGGAAGGTCAGGTCGACGCTGCCGCCTTCGTGCGGCGTCACCTTGAACTTGTCGATGCGGGCGTTGCCCAGCTTGATCGGCTCGTCTTCGTCGATGCCGTGCGGGATGGTCAGCGTCCAGCCCTCGAAGCGGGCGCCCAGCGCCAGCGACTCGATCGCGCGCGTGCGCAGCAGGGGCGTCGTCGGCTCCACGCCGGGCAGCTGCTCCTGGCCCTCGACCGCCTTGTAGAGGGCATCCCGGAGAGTCGGGTTCAGGCGGTCGAGGATGGTGTTGGCCGTCGTGAGCTTGAAGCCCAGCGAGATGGCGAAGACCTCGTCTTCGCCGTGGCGCTCGGTGCGCGGGGTCACGCTGCGCAGCGTGGCCGGGCTGTCGGTGAGTTCAAAGGGCATGGGTGCCTTTCTGTGGCGTGGTGGTTGGTCGGTCAGGCGGCGACGACGGCGCCGAACGGGTGGAAGCTGGCCTTGATCTGCAGGTAGCAGGCGTGGGCCTCCGAAGCGGTGGGGAACCGGACGCTCCGCACGATGTACGGGCCGGCCTTCAGCTTTGCGATGAACTCGCCGCCGTCCTTGACCACTCCCATGAAGCCGGTGCGGTTGTCGCGGTGGGGGCGCCACAGGTTCTGCATGTTCTCGGCCTGGTTGGCCTCGCGCAGGTTGGCGATACGGTTGTCGGCGTGGTCGCCGTTGATGTGGTCGTTGGGCGTCACTTCATCCCACGGTGCCGGCGCCCCAGGTTCCGGCACAGGATCGGGGCAGCCGCGATATGCCCGTTCCAGACAGCAGCGCGTCGTCATGCCGGTGTTACGGCTGCCGCCCGATCCGCAGGCGCCACGGTGCTGGTAGTTGCCGGGGCTCCAGCACCACCGTTTCTTGCATGCGCTGTCGAGCGCGTCATACCCGTCGATTTTCATTTTTCCATCCTCATGTCACGCAAAGCAGCAATCCACTTTCGGCAATGCCTCACGGCGTCCTCATACGGCATAAACGCATATCGCCCTTCATGCCTCCTCGCAAAGCATCGGCGCACACCCGCTTCGGCTATCGCAATCCTGTTCACGTCGGTCTCCTCGGGCGCCGTAACGCCCAACTAATCATTCCAGCGGACGCCCTGCGGGCGCCGCTGAATTCAGGCGATCCCCTTCGCTGGCCACGCGCCGTGCGTGTGCAGCCACGCCAGCCGGTGCGCCTTGTAGATCCGGCCGCCGATGCCGATGTAGATGCAGCCCAGCGTGCGGTTCTTGCAGCCGGCAACCTTCCCGGCCACCGCGCGACGGCTGAGCGTCACGCGCCAGCGGAACTGCCCGGTGTCGGCGTCATAGGTGAGCACATCGCGCAGGCGCTGTGCGGTCAGTTCAATCGGCATGTGACTCTTTCGTGGTGGGGAAGGGTTTAGTCGCTGCAGTGGCTCAGCGCGGCCTGCGCGTCGGCAGCCAGCTGCTGGTCGGGGATGGATGCGAACAGCGCGGTATAGGACCAGGTGCAGTCGCGGAAAACGCGGCCGTCGCAGAAGTCCTCCAGGCCCGCCAGCACGTCGGTGGCTATGTCTTTGTCCTCGGTGGTCTCGATCTGGAATGCCTGCAGTGCATCGCGCACGCGCCACGGGCCTTCGCTCCAGTCCATGCGGGTCTGCTGCATGGCGATGGCCAGGGCCAGCCGCTGATGCTTGTCGGCCAGCGCGTGCAGCACGTCGCGCCAGGTCGATTCGATGGGCAGCTGGTAGCGCAGCAGCATCGCGGCCAGTTCCATGTCGGCGCGGCGCTTCGCCAGTTCGGCATCGCGCTGGCGCTGGGCGGCTGCGGCCTTCTGTTCCGACTCGGCGGCAGCCCGTTCGGCGTAGGCTTGGTAGTCCTTCAGCAGCCGCTGGTAGCAGGCCGTCGCGTGCTCGAAGTTGTCGTCGATGATGGCTTCGCGGCGCAGGTCAACGAGATACCCGGCGTCGTGGCTGATGGTCTTCGGGTAGCGGGACCGTGACTTCGTGTCTCGCTCGGACCACCGCAGCGGCATGCCGACGGCCGCCATCACGGCCTTGACGTGATCGTGCACGGCCTGGTTCGCCTGCAGCGCCGGCAGGTTGCGCGTGTGCGTGTCCACGTCCTTCTGGCGGGCCGCCTCCAGTTCACGCATGGCATAGGCTGCGACCTTGGCCGGGTTGTCGCTGCCGGAGTAGGCGGGCATGCGGCTGGCGCAGCTCTGCGGGCTGGCGCTGCAGCCGCCGCTGACGGCCTTGCACAGCTCGACCTTCTGGATCTTCAGTTCGGTCATGGCGGTCCTCAGTGCCGACCGAGCACGCGCTCGGCCTGCAGCAGCGCGACGTCGACATCGGCGTCGGTCGGGCGCTTGTCTTCGTCGGGGTGCTCCATCAGCTTCACGACGGCGTGCAGCTCGCGCAGCGCGGCCAGCGCCTGCTGCAGTGCCTCGGTCTGCTGCAGCGCCAGGTGCGCCACCGGGCTGGCCCGGCGGTCGCGGATGTGGGCCTTGGCCTGGGTCAGCGTGTACTGGCCAGCGCGGTGCATCGTCTCGGCTTCGAGCGTGGCGGCCAGGCGGGCGGGATCGTCGGTGGCGGTGGCTTCGGTCATGCTTCGTCTCGGTCGGTGAAGACCACGCCCCACTCGCTGGCGGCGTGGCCCTGGATGGCCAGCAGGTAGTCGCTGAACTCGTCGTCGTCCAGGTCGGACGTCGACATGCGCAGCGAGCGCGTGCCGTCCGCGTGATAGGCCCACTTCTCGATGCCCTTGGCGCAGCGGTCGGGCAGGTGCTCGCGCTTCAGGTACTCATGGATCGCCTCGGCGCTGAACCACTGGCCGCCGATGCACAGCTGCCGGGCGATCTGGTCCAGCACGCCGGCCCACATGAAGGCGTTCAGCTCCAGCCGCCGGCTGGCCCGCTTCTCGGCCACCATCACCCGCAGCGGCGTGCCGCGGCTGGCCAGCGGTCCGGCCAGCGGGCGCACCAGCTCGACCAGCTGGCGCCAGTCGGCGGGGCTGCGCAGGGTGATGGCGGCCAGGAGGGGCATCAGGCGGCCCTCGTCTCGCGGATGAACCGGCGCACCAGCGGCTCCATGCGGCTGTCGACGGTGTAGTGCTCTGGCGCGGTGTGCCGGTCGAAGACGCAGAACCAGTCCGGCGCCTTCCACTGCACCTGCAGCACGTCATAGTCGCCACGCGGCGGCCGGTGCTGGATGCCCTGCGACGTCAGCCAGGCCTTGAACGGCTCCAGCTTCGTCTTGTGCAGCAGGTTGCGGCTCATGCTCAGGCCGCCACGCTCAGCCCGGCCAGCACGCGCGCCAGGTGGCGCTGCAGGGCGGCCACGATCAGCGGCACCTGGCTGGGGCGGTACAGCACCGCGGCGCGGTCGCGGCCGGCCGGCTGGATGCCCAGCACGTTGGCGATGAAGTCGGCGCGCAGCGGGAAGCCCAGCGTGTCGGCCAGGGCGCCCATGTTGACGGTGGGGGGCTCGTTGGCGGCCTGGGCTGCCGTGGGGCCAAAGTTCACCGACACCAGCGGGTCGACGCCGCGCAGGTGCGCCGGTCGCGTGTCGGTATCGGCCAGGATTGGCGCGACGGGCGCCGGCGCGGCCGCAGTAGGTGCGGCGGCGTTGCGGGCGGCTTGCGCACCCGCCTCCTCGCGCTGGCGCTGCTCGGCGGCCAGGCGGTCGCGCTCCTGCTGGCGGGCGGCTTCGGCTGCAGCAGCTTCTGCTGCCGCGATGCGCGCAGCCTCGGCCGCCTGGCGCGCGGCTTCGCGTGCAGCCTCGTCGGCCCGGTGCTTGGTGATGCGCTGATCCAGCACGGCGGCGAAGTCGTCGGCCGCCTTGTGCACCAGCTGGCCCAGGTCGGCGAACAGCGCCTCCAGGCCGGCCGCCTGCGCCTTGAACGTGGCGATGTTGGCGCGGATGCCGCGCGCCTGCTGGTCGGCCGCGATCTTGCCGTTCGCCAGCGTGGTGTCGAGTGCGTCCTGCATGCTGCTGATCGACCGCAGGCCCTTGATGCTGCCGGCGAAGTCCACGGCCACCGGCTGCAGGCGCATCGGGGCCAGCTCGGCATTCAGGGCGGCGACGTGCTTGTCCAGCGCGGCGCGGGCGGCGGCGACGGCCTGCTCGCGCACCTCGTCCTTCCGGCGCTTCACCAGCTTGTCCAGATCCAGGCGCACAGCCTTCGACTCGGCGGCGATGTCGTCCAGCGCCTTGAACAGCTCGTCGATGCTGGCCGTCTGCGACAGGGCGTGTTCCTTCGCCGCCTTCAGCCTGGCCTCGACATCGGCGCACCACTTCACCGCCTTGTCGGCGTCGGCGAAGTCAGCGTCCGTCTTCAGGTCGCGGTTCACGCTGCGGATCGCGGCCAGCGCGGTCTGCTTGAACTCGGCCAGGTTGCTGGCGGTCACCATGCCCTGCACCTCGATGCGCAGCGCGGGCAGGGTGTCGGGGGCCTTGCCGACAGGGGCAGGCGCAGCGGCGGGCGGCGGCGCGTAGGCGGCAAGGTCGCGCTCGAACTGAGCCCATCCGTCGCGCAGCCGCTGGAACCATGCCGGGTCGGGCAGCACTTCCACCGAAACCGTGGCGTCGGCGCCGTTGCTGACCGTGAACAGCAGTCGCTCGGCGCCGGTCACCAGCAGCTGGTGCTGGCACTGCGGCATGTGCGTGTCGGGGACGAGGCCGGCATCAACTTCGGCGGCCAGCGCTTCATTCCACTGCTTGCACTCCCACAGCAGCCGGCCATCCAGGTCCATGCCGTCGCAGGAGGCCACCAGCCGGCCCTCGCCCTGGCAGACCACCGGGTACAGCTGGTCATTGATCTGGGCCTCGATCAGCGGCCGGGTCGCAGCCTCAACGGCGTGGCCCTTGTCCAGCACGTTGCGCTGGAACCAGTCACCGAACTCGCGGTCCAGGCCGGTGTGCTTGATGCGCAGCAGCTCGGTGCGGGTGGTGTAGGGAGACAAGCCCAGCATGGCGGCGGCCTCGCTGCTGCCGAACCGGGTGGCGCGGAACTGCAGCCAGTCGGCGCTGCCCTGCTGCATGTTGCGGACGATCTTCACTTGGCACCCTCCTCGGCGGCGTCGTACTCGGCGTTGAAGTCGGCGGTGGCTTCGTCCATCGGGCCCGGGTCAACCGGCTTCAGCGCCCGCACCTGGGCCAGCTGCTCGGTGGTCAGCGCACCCTTGCTGGTGGCCAGCGCCTCGATGTCGGCGGCGGTCTTCAGGCCAGCCTCGACAGCCTTCTGCCAGCGCGGCAGCTGCTGGGCGAACGCGGCAGCCGGCCAGGTCGGCGGCGGGGGCGGCGGCGTCGCGCTGTCTGCGTCGCCGATCTCGAACCAGTCGGCCGCCGTGCTCATGTCGTCGCGCAGGCTGACGTAGATCCGCTTCAGGCTGACCACCTGGGCCGGCGTGATGGCATCGATCCGGCGCTGGATGCGCTTCTCGATGTGCTCGCGCTGCACGCCGAACTCGGCGAAGGCGGCCACCATCTTCTGCATGGCCTCGGGGCTGGTGTCGGCCTTCGACTTCAGCGTCACGTCGGCCTGCTGCATCGCGGCCTCGGTGACATCGCCGGGCACCGAAGCGAGGATGCAGGCCCGCAGCCGGCGCTGCGCCTGGTTCGCGCACAGCTCGTAGATGTCGCGCTCGTCGGTCAGCTTGTAGCCGCCCTTCTTCGTGTCGCGCCAGTGGCGCACGATGAAGGTCAGGCGCTTGGTGTTGCGCGCCTGCAGGTCGATGCAGAACGCCTCGACCTCGGAGAAGGGGACGCCGCTGGCGTCGGTGCCGCGCTGCAGCTCGCGCCAGCCGCTGTCCATGTTGCCCCACTGCTGGGCGAT